TGAACACCTTTTTGAACACGACCGACCAGGACGCGGGCTCATGGAGCTGGAGCGCCCCGGAGCGGTCCTTGGCGATCACGCGCTCCATCTTGTCGGTGACAAAGAAGCGGTCGATCTTCTCGCCGTTCTGCTTGGTCACCATGTGGAACACGAAGTCGAAGTACCCCCCGACGTTCAGCGCCAGCTTGCCGTTGATGGACGGCGAGATGAACACTTCGCCCGTGCGCTCGTCCTTGGTCTGCGACTCCAGGGCGGTGAAGATGACATGGTAGGGTAGATCGCGGAACGCCCGGATCATGCGCGTCATCCTCGTCGAGAGCAGTTGGTAGTCCTGCTGGGTCATCAGGTCGTCGTACACCTTGCCGATGTCCGCGCCCTTCAGCCCCGGCCGATCCACCTTGACGATCTTCTCCTTGGCCAGCTCGTTGATCTCGGTAAGGGAGTCGATGAACACGACCTTGTACTTGCCCTTGCACTCGTCGGTGAGCAGGTACTTGTACGCGGTGTTCATGTCGTCCCAGGCTTCGATCTCCAGCACCTTGAAGTTCTTGCCGGCCAGGGGAAGCAACCCACTCTCGGCTGAGATGATGAGCGTTGTGTCGGGGTTGAGCGTTTGCGCCGACATGGTTTTCCCGGCACCCGTCGGCCCGAACAGCAGGGCTTTGAAATAGAAGTCCTGCACGTTGGCGGTTGTGGTCTCCTTCATGCTACCCCTCCTCGGGCTGCGCGGCCCTGTGCATCGCCTCGCTCACCTCGGCCTCGTAGGGCTCCGGGATGCGGATACCGGCGTCGCGAAGCGCGGACTCCCAGGAGCGGCCTTCGCCCCACATCTTCCCGGTCTTGATGCACCCCAAGCCACCGAGCACCTTGCCAACCTCAAACATCTTCCCGCGCCTCAGAACATAGGCGCGTTCCCCGAACTCCTTCCGGGCGAGCTCGAGCGCCCTTTTGGAACCGATTATTGTTTTCATGCGGCCCTCCTTTACTCACAAAGCCAGCATCAGCCATATCAGGGACACGATCATGGCCGCGCCGATCAGGTCTTCCCAGCACAGGTGATTCTGGTCGTAGAATTTCATTTAACGTACTTCTTCTCAGCGGCCTTGGGATCAGCCCAATACTCGCCGAGCTTTTTGGACAGGTCGTGCCACGAGGTCGCCACAAAGGTCTTGCAGCCGATCTTGACGATAAAGCCGTTAGTGACCTTTTCGATCTTTACCTCGTGCCACTTGCCTCCAATCTCCGTTCCCATGATTGATGCCATTACTGGCCTGACAACTTCGTCGTGAAAGTTTTGCTCGCGATTCATTTTGCCCTCCTTGAAATTCAGGATTCTCATATCCAAAGAACACGGAAAGTTGTGGTGGGATGTCGGGAGATTCACGAGAACATCTCCCTTACCTCTCGATTGACGAACTCCCCCACGACCACCTGCCGCTCCCGGTTGCGCTCGCGGAACGCCAGCACGTCGGCCAAGTCGTAGCGCCTGTGCCCGCGCTCACCGTCCCGGTAGGGGCGCAACTGATGCCTGATGCGATTGAACTTGCTGACGCCGTAACCAAGAATGTCGCGGGCCTCGGCCGGGGTGATGGAGCGGGGGGTCATATCGTCCTCCCCAACTTTCCATACCTGTCATCCCCCCACGGGTCCCTCCTGTCCGGGTGCTGGCAATGGCTGGACGCCTTGCATCCGTCCGGTACGCCGTCGCTGTCCAGATCGCGGAACGAGCACCGGAAGCAATCAAGGCGGTTGGCCTTCGGCGGCATCAGCGCCGGCACCGACGGCACCCCATAAATCAGCTCCCGGCATGGATAGCACAGGCCGTGCGAGATCGGCTGGCCGGTGCCGGACTTGACGGCATGACAGATCATGCAAATGGTGGTCACTTGTTCACCGCTTCCCACATGAGCGCCCGAACCCACGGCGCAGCCTTCCGCCCCTTGCGTTTTACAACGCGCAGTAGTTCCGGCTCAAGTCGTAGCGCCCACATCAGGCGCTTTTTGCTTGGCGGCAGCGGCTTTCTCATGGTGTTATTATAGTATAACTTTTATCGTTTTTCAACTAAAATAACATCTTTCCGTCTTCGTCTTGGATTTTTATATTTTGAAGATTCAATATGGCCTGCCGATAATAACTTGGTTTTAATTCAACCCCTATCCCGCGCCTTCCATTCAACACGGCCCCGTATACCTCAGATCCCACACCCATAAATGGCGTAAGAATCTTCTCTCCATGATTACTCCACAACACCACGCATCTTTCTATCACATCGAGTTGTAGGGGATGGACGTGCTTTTCGTCATCAGGATCTTTAGAATCCACATACGGGAGAACGCGCTCTAATCGAACGTCATCCCAGAACGCACTTGCATATTGACGCCAAATCCAATGCGAGTATCTGTTTTCGATTTGATTTCCGGTCCAGCCGCGATAACCAAGAAGCTCTCTTGGAATTTGCCGATTGCCAGCATAAGACAGTAATCCGTTGGGGTGCTGAATGGGGACGCGATTGGTTCCGAATTTGCGAAACATTAATAGATAATCAGCAGATGCAACAGAGCATTTACTTGCATCATCGACGATTGTTTTGTGGGCGAGATTTTTCGCCATCGTGCGGTTACGAACAGCCAGCGGCTCCTTCCATACCGCATAACGCGCCACATATCTAAACCCATGCTTTTCGTGAAGGCGGATAATGTCGCCAGGGAAATCAATCAGGAAATCGTTTCCCGTGTTTCCGCTTGGAACATCCATGCAGTGAACGCCGGTTAGGCGCCCAGGCATGGTCAACCTGGCGATTTCGCGAACGACGAATTCATAATGATCGAAAAATTCTTGATAATTCCTGGAATTGCTCAAGTCCCGTTCGTCACTCGAATAATGATATAACCCGCCGAACGGTGGAGAATATATACTGAGGTGGATTGATTCGCTGGCCATCTCCCCCATAACCTCAACGCAATCTCCATTGTAAATCGCAAAATGATCCGAAATGAGTTGATCAATCACAGCCACGGCGGCACCTCCATTTTTTTATCGAAATGCTTATTTTTATCTATTGAAATAGCATCGCTCATGTACGCGACAAGCCGCGAGAACATGGCATCGGCGGCTTCCGCTTTTTTTTGCAAATTTTGCATTACTTTTTGATCTCCGTGCGTAGCGATAACGTCCACCATTACTTCCCGCTTCTGACCGAAGCGCCAGCAGCGGCGCACGCCCTGATAGTATTGCTCGTAACTATGGGAGGGGAAAAACGTCATGTGCGCGCAATGCTGAAGATTCAATCCAAATCCGGCACACATGGGCTTAGTGACGAGACGCTTTGCGTCTCCATTCAGAAAAGCAATAAGCTTTTCCTCTTTTTCGTCATCGCTCTGCGCCCCGCAAACCTGTACGGAATCAGGGGTAATCTTTTCTAGTAGGTCGCCCTCTGGATTCAAATAACACCAAAGAATTGACGTGTCGTGCCCACTGGCAAGTTCCGCCGCCATCTCGCAACGCTCATTAATTGATGACCTGCGCTCCTGCCGCTGTTCATACAAACCTACAGCGGGCAAATTGAAAAGCATTCCGTTTCTTGGCTTCCTCACATCTACTATATGATCGTTTTCGTGAAGTGCCGGAAGAATAAAGCCATCATCCGCGCATCCAATGTCTGATGGCTTACGTACCGCCCGGGCCCACGTGCATATATACTTCCAAAAAGGCATCTCGGCGTGATGCTTGAATCTCCACTTCGGAACATCTCCATGATATCGCCGCCGTGTATCAACCGTGGGGTTTTGATCGTTCTTGAAAAATCTAGTAAGCATATCCGTGAACCCAAGTTCACCCAGAGCCTCCGATGACGTTCCCAACTCGATATAATCATTTGGGGCGGCCGTGGCCGTACAAAGAAGGCGATACGGCATCTTCCGCATGAATCCAGTTATTTCGCCCTTATATCGCCCGTCATAATTTTTCAGGATACTGGATTCATCACAGACGCACCCGATAAAATCTTTGGGGTTGAAGTGATGAAGCCGTTCATAGTTTGCAACGATTATCTTCCCGGGAAGTTCTCCATGCTTTGAACGGTGCGCCTCTATCCCAAATTTTTCAGCTTCGCGAACCGTCTGAGATCCTACAGCTAGGGGAGTTAATATCAGGATTCTCCCGTTGGTTTTTCTGACAATATTTTCCGCCCATACCAGCTGCATAATTGTTTTCCCAAGTCCACAATCAGCAAAAATGGCCGCACGTCCACGGTGGCAGGACCATGCAACTAATAATTGCTGGAAATCTTTCAAATAGTCCGGCATGAAAACCGGATCAAAGCCATCGTCTCCACTATAATTAGATTTCATGTCGATGAATTCTTGATAATTCATTTATCCCCCAAGTCTAAAATAAACGCCAGTGCCATTGCCGCAATCTGTATGCATTCGCGTTCCATTCCCGGCATCATGCGATATCCCTTGTTGCGCTTTACCAAATCCCAAAGTTCATCAAGTTCTTCGGCTAGCACGGCGTAGCCCTCATGGGTGGAATTGAATGGCTTGAATTTTTTCCTGGCCGCAATATATTCTAATTCCACATCCAACAGAAGGCGTTTTATCGGCATGACATAAATATAGTATTACTTTTTTGGTTTGTCAACAAAAAATGGCGGTGAATTACAATTTTAGCCGGTAGGCTTCACCATGCCATCCAAATATGGCAAATTCGCCCGGTTTCCGCCCCAAGGCGGCGCGTTCTAGGTGGGGGTAGTATGATGGGGGCCTGGGGTCAGTTCGCGCCCTGGTGGGCGTCCTGGAAAGAAAACCGACTCTGTGGGGTGAGACTGGGCAAGGGGGGGGTATTAATTGATAAATTTCCTGTCGAGCTGGATGTCCTTCACCCATACCCGCTTGCCATCAACACTCTTGCGCCTGAAGGTGATCTCGGCCCTGAGCATCCCAATATCTGACGGCTTCTTTCCCTTCGCCTCAAAGTAGTTTCTGTTCCCCGGCTCATAAGTTCTAAGAAAGCATCCACTACACCCCCACCACTTGCGGGAGCGGCGCAGATCCGTACCGGCCCCATTAAGGGCGATAACCTCTGCCGGTTCTGCCGCCAACTTGTGAATGTGCCCCATGACGCTTATGTCGGCATCGAACCAAGTAAAAGTCTTGAAGGTGCGATTGATGGCGGCACCGGGCGCATCGCCGCCAGCCCCACCGTCACCATGATTGAGTGCCAGATCCAGGATGAAACTCGTGCTGTCGCCCTTGATTTTTACAATGTAGCGGAACAGGCCAACATATCCCAGCGGCACGGCGCTGGGGTATTTGGTGTAAATATCTTTATAGACATTGAAGTTGTGCCGCTTAACGTATTCTTCTTCGTGGTTCCCAATCAGGATGGCGTCAACCGT